ATTTCCATAACACATTCCAAATGTGATTTATACGAACTCATATAAATTTTATAAGGAGAATCATCTACATACTTATACAAATCATCATGTGATATTTCCATTTGATAAGTTGCTGTGTTATCATACGGTGGGTCTAAATATATTATAGTCTCTTCTATAGGTGTATTTATAATAACTTCGTCATATGATGAATTTGTTATATTTAATTCTTTCAATTTATCAAATTTTGATAATCTTTCAAGGTGTCGTATGCTTGCAAGGTGTGGCAGTTGTTGCAATCTACCATACTCTTTGTTTATAAAACCAACGATTCTTAATCTAGATTCATTAATAGACTCTTTTACAATATCACCTTCTAGTGAATATATAAACATGGGTATTTTAATATTGTATTTTTCATTTAAAACATCCAATGAATCCTTACATTTATCAACTACAATTTTATGAAGTAATTCTTTTTCTTTTTCTATATCTTTACCATAAAGATAACCCTTCTTTTGGTTATTGCCAAAACTCCAACAACTGTTATAAAGACCACCTAAGTAACAATCATCTCCTTTGTGTTTTTTGAACTCTTCTCTTGTTACCCATTTATAGTATTCTTTGGAAACGCCATTATCTATTATGTCTTTTAACAATGAAGTTATACCAGTATTTAATTCGTTATAATGCACTTCTTTTATTTCGCGTCTATTTAATACTTCTAAGCTAATAGAAGCTCCTCCACCGAACAAATCATATATGTATTTTGCATTTGGGTTTTCTTTTAAGATAAAATCAATTATCTTCTTTGATAATTTTCTCTTACTACCCATATAAGGTATTCCTAAATTGGACGATGACATTCTTCTAATCCTTCTTTTTTAGTTAAAATCATTAGGTGAGTTTTCCCAATCAACATATGAATCGCCTAGCTCCTCTAAATACATCCTACCATTGCTCTCTCGTTTGATAGAATATACGGTCGAAGGTTTGAAATCAGAATCTATTGTGGGAAGCCCTACAAACATAATTCTTGATTCGTCTAACGTAACAATTCTACCAAAATGGCTTTCTGTTATTCTTGCCATTTTATCCAAATTGTTCTTTATTTTAGATAAAGTCATATGGTTGTCCGACTTCTCCGTAACATTGATTATTGCACGTTTTATTGCTGACATAGCAAAATCAGTTAGCAAATATATAAAACTTTCATCTTTACGAAATAGGTTTATATTTGATACTACACTATCCAATAAGTCATCTGTTTTATTCGAGACAGGTAAACTAAAAAGACCCATTATCAAAATCCTTTCATGATAATGACATAGCCATTTCTTTATTTTCCATAGCTCTTACTAAATCATCTGTTTCTTCTTTGTCTCTAAGAGTGATGTACCTAGGGTGTGATAATGCATAATAATCATTACCGCTTCCTTGTGTGATATCATTACATTCGATTTCCACGACCCTACCTGTGACCAATTCTCTATTATCATTAAACCAATCTCTTTCCTCTTCGGTTAAAGAGGTAACACCAAAACGTCCTTTAATTGAGCCTTCGTCATTTTCAAACAAAATAGAACTAAAGTAATCTTCATTTTTTGAACCTTTGTTTCCTTCAACAAAACCTTTAATTCTCATATCTAAGCTAATTTCAAGTTTCATTTTTAATTGTTCTAGGTTGGTGCCATCTTTGTAGACCATTTCGAAGTTTTTGATAATAGAACCTTCTAGACCAAGGTGCATCCACTTACTTGTTTGTTCCATTGCTTCTTTTGCGTTATTCACGGTGATACCATTGATTACTGATATTTTATCTGAATTGTTTTCGTTAACCATTGCATCTAATAGAGAAATCCTACTTGAATAATCTGTTGTGTTCTTTTTTCTATTGACTGCATTTTTGTATTCTTCATCACTAACATATTCCCATACATCCATATAAACATGGTCATGTGGACATCTATCACTATTGATTAGACCGTTCCCGATAGAGCGTGGCATTACTCCAACACCTTTTTCTAAATCTTTAGTTAGATTTTCTATAACATCACTTTTATCTTTTTTCTTTAGGAGCTTTGGTAATACCAAATCATAAGTTTCTTGATTAAGTAATACTAACAATTCACCAAAATAATGACCATTGATAAAACAATCGTTTTCGTATTGTTCCTTTATAAGTGGCATTGTCGATGGTTCACCTTGTCTAGTATTAATGTTTACACCATTTATGCTTTTATGAACTTCTCTATAAGTACCATCTGCTTTTTCTTGTAGTATAGCAGGGTATTTGATATTTCTAAAAGTACCTTTTACCTTCTTTGCTTTCACAACCATATCTTTGCTAGTAAATATACCACATCTTTGATACGCAGGTTTAGTTATAAGACCTTTCACAACTTTATTGATACTTGACCTTCCCATCTGTATCTTAAGGCTTCTATCCACCATTAAAGTAAGCAAAACGGCATCTTTGTCATCTACATTTGATAGAACAGAACTTAGAATGTCATTAGCTGTATTACCGGTAACCTCTCTAGTACATATCATAGACTCTATAGTGTCCAAAGCTTCTGCTAATGTCATTTGTCCATTTGGGTTTGGTTCGTAAATTGGAATCTTTTTTATATAAAAATTATACATAACTTTATCATAAGTCATTTTGATTAATCTTAACAACAATTTATTATCTTTGTGTTTCGACAACACAGCCATTTTATAATTAGAGCCATTCTCTTTGTTTAATTCTTCTACTATACTACTGATATTCATAATATTCCTTATTCTCTTTTATGCTAGTTTACACAAAAGAACCTTAATTTAAATTAAGGGTCTATTTCTTTTCTATCTTTTGATTGTTTTAATTGTAGGTTTACAAATGTAATTGTTTCCAACTTTATGTAAGCTTTTACCTTTAGGACAAGTTTTGCCTTTTGTTTTAATCTTTTTTTGTTTGATATATTTCTTAAAACTAGTGGTCTTTTTTCTTTTCTTTTGTGCTAATCTTTGTTTGAGCTTTTCTGCACCACGAAATTTCTTGAATATTTGTTTTTTCTTCTCCATTATTTCTGATTCTGTAAGCTCTTCGTAATCGAAATCATCATCATTATCATCGTCCATGTCTTGTAACAAATCTAAAAGGTACGAGTGTACATATTCAATACCATCGTCATCCATAAAATCCAACATTTCTAAAATCTCTTCATAGTAATCCACTTGCTCTGTGTCATCACTAGGTTCAATACCTATAGAATCACCGTATTCCTCATTTAACATATCATGAAAAAAACTTCCCATTTTTTATATCTCCTTTATTTTAGTGGTGTATAATTTCCGTTCTTAAAATTTACAAACTCTGATTGTTTGTTCATTTTTTCTTTTATTAACACTTTTATATTTATGTACTTTTCTATTTCACCCAAACCTTTGTAATCACTAGCTTTTTTATGTAGTATTAAGTCGGAATTTGTGATTTCGCTTACTATAAATGGGTTAGTGGTCATTGCTATTTTTTTATTGTTATTGTTTATTATATAAATAGTAGTCTTTAGTACTTTAGATAATCTAAGAAGTTCTTGGTTGTTCTTAAACTTAAAGAAGAATGCTTCTTTATTCTTTATACCTTTAAAAACACGGTTAGTAATATAAGATTCAACGTCTATATCTGTATCTCCCACTTTTCTCTTATACTTAATGACCTCAGTAAAAGTTGTTGGTGTGATGACAGATAACAAATCTCTTTGTTCTTTGTTTGTGGCTATCTCATAATCAAGGAAAGTAGGCACGTCTTTATCATCTATTTGTATGTACCATTGATATGGTGATTTTATAGAAATGAACTCTTCCATTTCAACTCTGTTGTTTTTCCCTGCATTAATAAAGGAAATATAGTCTTTTACTTGATAGTAATCATCGAATGTTATATACATATAAATATTTATATACACTAATATAAGGATGATGAAGTGACACCTAAAGAATTAAAAATGCTAAGAAAAAGTTCAATGGATACATTCAAACTCCTTATGAAAAACCAAGTAAAAATGAATAGTAGTACTGTTAAAGAAGGGAATATAATACATTATGGTTATGTAGCAAAGATAGAACACTTTGATAGAAGACCACTCAACATAGTATTGAGAACAACCAAACGTAAGTTTTTATGTGTTGCTTTAAATTGGACACCTGTGGTTATAAGAAAAGCATTGGTTGATTACATTTATTCGTTAAATGTAAGGAATGTAAAAACGGGAAAACCTTTAGATATTTCATATAAACAAATTAAACCGTTCTTGATTAAATATAAATTAAAAAATATAATTAGATTGTATAGGAAAGATAGAATGTCTAAAAGGGGAGTTGTTATACCAAACCAATACCTAAAAGGATTAGTGTTCTTAGATACCGCTAGTTTCACTGGTGGTAAATCACCAGAAGAATTGTATCAGATTAACTTGAAGAAAGCCAAGGCTAAAAGAGCCAAGACCAAACCAACAAGTAAGAGAAGACCTAAAAAGAGATAGGTCTTATCTAATGTAGTGCATCAAAGCGTGCACACCTCTATCTCCCACATCATCAAAAAACCCTACTAGTGACCAATCACCAAGGTCATCAATATCTTTAAAATCATCTAGTTGCATTGTTACTACACCATTATTATCATCATCGATGTTGGTATATAAGTTTAAACAAAAAGTTTCTGCATCAAAAACAAACAAGTTGATTTCTTCATCATATTTGTTTACAATTACCCACCCACCGGATACGAGTTGAGATAATACAGTGGCGTGGTTCCATCTAACATCATTTCCAATTTTATAAGTATTGTTTGTCACAAGCTCACGATACGATTCCGAAAAATCAGATTCCATAGATTCGCAATCACTATATAAGGATTCTTCGTATTCTTTTACTACATCGGCAACACCACCGTTAATCACAAACGCATAAGATTCCATGTTTTGAATACTAGATATTCCAATATTAGTAAGGAACTCCCCTTTAGAATTGAGAAGTTGTATACTACTAAAATTGTCATCAAACTTGATTATATGAAAATCGATAGAGTTATCAATTTTAGTAATCATGATTTCACCACTATAAAGAAATTGCATAGCTTCTCTAAAATTGACAACTTCTCTCATCACTAGAGTCTCACCATGTTCATTGTCACAACCTTCACACTCATCATTATCAAATGATTCCGCAATCTTAGCTAGTGCTTCCATTGTATCTTTTGTTGCTACTTCTCCAAACTCTTTACTAGTACGAGATACTCCCATAAGACCTTTAAACTCTTTGTTATTGATAATAGATTCTAATGTTTTAGATACTTTGTCACTTCCTATAGATGTAGCAATATCCATCGCTTTTCTATAGTCCATACTACCTGCTAACATATCCTTGATAATATCGCTTTTCATTAAACACCTTTTGTTAATTTTACTAATTGTTACATACTCTAGCTTAAAACTAGCTTATGAACCCTTCCGTATCATACAGAAGTTTGTCTTGGCAATAAAATTCTAGGTCTGATATTATATCAAACAGATATAATTTTGCTTTATCCTCATTTTTAAACGCATCACCAAGAGTGTACGATTTTTTAAAATCTTTTACTTCTATAGTCAAATGGAAATCTTTACCATGTTTTAAAATCTTTACGTACTCTTTTACATTAGGTCTTATCATCTCAACCATTATATCTAAATTACAAACACTATTATCTTTTTCAGTAAAAGGAGTTATTAGCCACTCGATATGAATCAAGTCAATCTCATTATTGTTCTTTATACTAATCAAAATTACCCCTCTTTAATTCCTCTTTAATTTATTTATAGTCATTCATCACCACCATTTTCATAATCGTACAACTCTTGTTCGTCAAATGGCTCTTGTTCATAGCCTCCACCGCATGTACCATCATCGAATGAACCCATCTCTATAAATGCCATAGTATCTTCTACTTCTTTGTCGTAATTGTTGTTGTCCATATCTATAGTAGCTATAAAATCTTTGTGGTTTTCGTATCTTTGTACCTCTAAAAAAGGAGCAAAGCACAAAGCAAGTGCCATAACCAAATCATCCTTGTACCCATCTTCTGCGGAATAACTACCGTTTGGTTTTTGTATAAAATTGAAAAGTTGTTGAATTGTATGATAATCCCCTACATCTAATACATTTTCATCCATAAACTTCTTTAAATGGCTTATTATTATTTTTTTAGTCTTTACTGTTGTCCTAAACCCTCTAGTCCTAACAACCTTACCAAGTTTGCTTACTTTCTCTTGTATATACAAGTTGTCGTATTCATATTGCTCAAATAACGTATCTACTACGTACTGGTCTAAGTTGTTTTCTATTACTATCAATGCATTGTTGTAGTATGCACCTAAATCATTTAAGTGGCTTGGCATATTCAGATATGATATCTGTAGGTTTGCTGATGCTACTAACACAAATGGAAATTTTGTGATATCTATTATCTGTATAGCAAAATCATCTATACCATCTTTTGCCGGGTCAGCACCTATTATATAATTGTGACCATCTTCTGGCTCATAGAATACCCTTAAACCTTCTATAATCATATCAAATATTATATTGTCATCGTCAATGTGTGTCAATGACTTCAAAGTGTCACCAGACACTAAGGTTGATGAGCTACCTAAGAACTCATTGCCATGATTTTGTTCAAAGAATTTTATACCTTCTTTGTCAATCACCTCTTTTTTAAAATCATCATGTGTCTTTGGTTTTCCGTTTTTGTGAAATCTAGGAACTTCTGCCCAAAATGCTTCTGATATTAAGTACCCATTTTTCCCTTTTTTTGGGGTGATTATGTACTTACCACCGATGATGTCGATAGATTCTATTTCACTAGCTCTCATTATAATGGCTCTTTATCCATAATTTCTTTATAATCAGCAACCGATATAAAATCCCCATTGTCAAGTTCTATCATATAATCGGCATCAAGCGTTTTCTTAACCTTTTTCTTAGCATCAGTCACCATTTTAAACCAGTGATTCATACCGTTTGCTGTGCTACTATATATAGCTTGTGAGTTTGGTAATGAAGACATTGATGGTACTACCGCATCAACAAACTCATCAAACTCTTTTAAGAAGGCTGTTTCGTCACAATTATGGTGGCTCATACCATTTATTATATAAGAACTTGTATCTTCGACATTTATTGGGTCATAGAATACATTTTCTTTTATATCCTTTATAATATCTACACTTCGTACCACTTTACCATTTATTGTATTTCCTATTACAATATCACACACATTTGTATAAACACCTTCCATTTCTATCCTATGGTTAGTGGTACATTTGAATGTTGTGTCGTCATCAAATTCCAATACAACATATGTGGAATTTGTGGTTTTTTTGAGTCCATTAAAATTCTTAAATCCTTCTTTTGTTAATATTTTGTATATATTATCACTCTTTAATAATTTATTCAATTCCTTTAACGATACAGTTTTAGTAGTATTAGTATATGTGCACAATATAGTAACTTCTTCGTCCTCGTGTGAGCAATACATAATACTAAGAGTAAATCCACGAAAACTATCGCTTGTTGATGCACTTGACATTATTCTAGTACCATTTTCTAACTCTATCCCACTTTTGTTCCAATTGACCACGCCTTGTTGTAACCAAAAAGGCAATAGAACATAAATCTTTTTAATTTTGTCTAATACCTCTCTTGCTAATTTGATAACATTTGCTGCAATACCAATGTTAATATCTTTGCGAAAAAGTGCATTGTATAATAAATACTCGGCAACCAAAACAGTTTTTCCACTATTATGACTTAATATACCGTTAGAGAAATATAACTCATCTTCACTATCAATAGAAATATCATACATATTTTCTTCTACTTCTAAATCTATAACTTCTACGACAGTAGATACACCATCAACGGTTATTAGGTTTTTGCCTAACGAATCTTTCATATAAACTTCTTCTTGTTCGTTATCTATTACAACATGATTATATGCACCCTCTAAAAATAACCCATTTGATAGAATTATTTTGAACTTTCTATATGGTATAGTCTTATGTACCTCTAATACTTCTTTTTCCCCATTTGGTGTACTCACAAACTTATTTTTCACCTTAATGGATTTTATAAATTTGGCATTAGTTTCTGACAAACCCAATACCATTTCATTATTGTTATTACACAAATCAAAGAAATCCTTAGATGTTGTTGTTATCGAATTTATTACTATATTTGTATCCCATGCAATACATTGCCTAGGAAAAAATAATAGTGTGTCTTCACCGGTCAATAAATCATTTTCCGCACGTACTTGATATTCTCTTAGTTCCGGTCTATTTACCCCTTCTCTTGTAAGAATTTTACAATAGTTCTTACGAAAGTATTTGTAATCTCTAGCACAAGCTTCTATTTCCCTTTGTTGCTCTTTTGTCAAGTTCATTAATGCGTTGGCTGGTTTGACTGCTCTTAATCCGTTGTAAGCAACCTTTTTACCAAATGCGTCTACAAACCAACCTTCACTATTTTTTTCACACATTAGTGATTCTTCTATTTCATCTATCTCATCATTTGTTAATATTCTATCTATTGATTCTTCTATTTCTTGTATTACGCCTATTTGTTGTGTTTCCATATCTAGCCTTTTTTAATTATTTATATTTATTTGTTATTATATGTTGACATACTCCCCATAGCTAAAGCAAGGGGATTCAAAAATTCCCCATAAGCAATAGTGAGATGGATCAAGCTATCGACAAAGTCAGGCTACCGAAGTAGCTCTTACAACTTCT